AACCGAGGAATTGTTAGGCAAACTCCATCTCTTGAGGCAAGCAGGGGTGTGTGGAACTCTTGGTGGAGCGGTGGAATGCGTAGATATCAAGAGGAACGCCGAAGGTGAAGACAGCACACTGGGCTTGACCTGACGCTGAGGTGCGAAAGCGTGGGGAGCGAACGGGATTAGATACCCCGGTAGTCGGGAGTACCCGAAGTCGGATTGCTAACCAGTAATGGAGGCGTCTGCCTACGGTAAGCTCGATGACTGGCACTAAGTCGTAACAAGGTAGCCGCAGGTGTCAGATCCGCTTCCATAGGGCGCAGGGACTGCCATTGCCGTATATATTGATGGACCACGCTTGCGACGCTTGGCGCTCGACAAGTGTACCGTTGAGCCTGGCGATCAGGTGGCCAATCTTTTGATGTGTCCTGAGCGTAAGGTTGTTCTCAGAATCAATGCTGTCTTCCAAGGCGCTGTACTCGGCAGGGTAATGTTGGCGAAGAGAGGCCGTGACGTAGTGGCTGTCGAAAAAGTGGCCTTGGGGGATGGCGTCGATGATTTGTCTGATGCATTCCATGTTCTCATCCTTTCGTGTGACCGTTATCGAATTCTGTCTATGACTTTGCCGAACAAGACGGTACTGATTTGATGGGCGATGGGCTGGACAATCTTCTCGCGGTCGGTCCAGCGTTTGGGGTGACACCATCGACCGAGACGCTCGAAAGTGGGCATGGCGAGGCCCTTTACGGGAGCTGTGACGAGTTGCAGGCGAAGCTCCTTCTCGAGTGCGCGAGCGCAATTGGTGGCTTGGAGTGTGGCCAAAAGGGCATTGAGTCTCGTCCTGTCGAACTGGGGAGAAAGTCTTATAAGGTCAACGGGCGATGCCGATGAAGCATTGGATTCGCGCAGTACATTTGCTTCCGGCAGGGATATGTTGGGGATCAAGGCCCGGAAGAACTCACTCAGGCCAATTTCAAGCTTCGTTGCAAGGTACGTGGCACGTCTATATTCGTCGGGTGAGAGTTTGAGGAGAACCTGCTGTGTAGTTGGTTGGTCAGACATCATTGCCTCCTTTGTCTTTGGCAGAGTAGCGTTTGTTTACGTAACCGTTACCTTCATTATATCGGTAACCACATTCAATTGTACAGTTTTTTTTCAGATTTTTTTGCGGTGGTGAGGGCGTTTCGGGGCGCTTCATGGCATGGCATGGCGTCGCAACTCGTGGTGTAAGTAGCTGTGGTATAAGAACTTATGAAGTTTTATGCTTTTCTTTAAGGGGTGTTCCGGCTAAGATATAGATAGGAGGATATGAAGGCAGGAAGTGCGCTGGGCGTGATGCGGTAGTTAGGAAAACTGGGTCCCCGATCTGGTCGGGGATGACAGCAGGAAGAAGGGGAGGAGCGGAGAAGTGAAGGAGTGGAGTAGGGTAGGAAAGTAGTTGAGCAGCGGAGTAGACGAGTAGTCGAGCATTTTTTTGGGAATGCGCGGATGATTGAAGATGCACAGAACGAACAGGACCTGGAACGCAGCAGCCGGGCGGAAGAGGCGGGTGGGCGGGACTTCGAGTTGGACTGGGTCTTTGCTGAGTATGGGTCCGGGCGGGCGGTTTCGGAGATTGCCGCGGAGTTGGGCAAGTCTGAGAACTATGTGTATGCGGCTATGCGGCGAAAGCCCGAGAAGTATGAGGATGTCAAGTGCATCCGCGAAGAGAACCATGATGCGCGGATACGCCGGATTCGCGGGTTGGCGGATAAGCTGGTGCTGGGCTACCTGGAGAAACTGACTGCTGAGAAGGCTGAGGCGGGTGAGGAAATCGACCGCGTGAACCGGATCGCGAAGGACTATGCGCACCGGGTGCAGTTGGCTGAGGGTAAGGCGACGGAGAACGTGGGAATAGGCGGGCTGCCGTTTGAGATTGTGATTACGAAGACTTACGAGAGGCCGACCACTGAGGACACGGAGGGCACGGAGGAAACCACGGATGATAGTGGTTGAGAAAGACAACGAGAATCAGTTGTTCTGTTGGCGCAGGAGTGTGAAGCGTTCCTGATAGCCGACGAGGGTATGCTTTTTGTGCATGTCGTAGAGCCAGAGGGAGGCAGTGATGCTCGTGATTGCCGCGACGAGAAGGATGACACGCAGGCAGGTACGAAGCACCTTGTTTGCAGACAGCTTAAGGAAAAGGGACAGGGCTAAGAAGAGCAGGACGATGCCAGAAAGCATGTAGAAGGTGCGGAAAACAGAATCATCGGTTGTGCTTTGGCAGAGGCGTCTCTGATAGTCGGTGATGAAAAGGTAATGCTTGTGAACAACGAATGTGAACTGGGTTACAGAGAGGAAGAGGGCCGAAAGGGCAGGAACTGCGGAGAGTATGAGCAAGGGATCGAATTTCATACGGCGTCTTTCCTTGGCAATGTACGGAGTTCTATGATTGGTCCCTAAGATACGCAAAATGGAGAAGTTCCGCAAGACATTTTATGAATGAAGATGTTCGGAAAATTCGGTGGAAGCCGGTTTTGACGGCTAAGCAGACGTTAGCCTGGGATGCGCTGGAGCGGGGGGATGTGCGGGAGGTGCTTTATGGCGGGGCTAAGGGCGGGGGAAAGAGCGTGTTCGGGTGCATGTGGTGCTTTCATCGGGCGCTGGAGATCATCAAGCGGTGCGACATCGGGCCTCGGGTGCATCCGATACCGGTGGGGTTCATGGGGCGGAAGCGCGGGGTGGATTTTACCAATACGACCTTAGAGACGTGGAAGCGGTTCATTCCGCAGGAGCATTATCAGATACGCGGCAAGCCGGCGGAGATTATTGTCTTGGACCGGGTTAAGATCCTGACCGGCGGGCTGGATAACTCCGAGATTGTCAATAAGTTCAATTCGGCGGAGTACGCGTTCTTCTTTCTGGATCAGGCCGAAGAAATCGACGCCGGGCAGATTGGGGAGCTGCGGGCGACGTTTCGGCTGATTGTCAACGGGACGAAGATCCCGGGCAAGGGACTCTTTACCGCGAATCCGGCGCCTTCGTTTCTCAAGGATGAGTTCATTTTGAACCCGACGGCGGGGCGGCTGTTCATACAGGCGCTGCCGACGGACAACCATTACCTGGGCCCCGAGTATATCGGGGTGCTCACGGATGCGTTCCGCAACCGGCCGGAACTGTTGAAGGCGTACCTGGAGGGGTCGTGGGACTGCCTGGGCGGGTTCAATCAGGTGATTCGCGATGAGTGGGTGGCCAACGCCGGGCGGATTACGCTGTATCCGCCGGCGGTGAAGCGGCTGATTACGTGCGACCCGGCGCGGTACGGCGATGACGAGACGGTGATCTACTATCTGGAGAATACGCAGATCAGGGAGGCGGTGGTCTATGGCAAGAAGGACCTTATGCATACTGCTAACGTCTTACACGTTCTTTCGCATAAGCATGGCGGCTGCCTCGTGGTGGTGGATGTGTGCGGGCTCGGGGCGGGCGTGGTCGACCGGCTGATCGAGATGGGCGACGAGGTGCTGCCCATCGATAACGCCGGCAAGGCGTCGGATGCGGAGAAGTACTTTAACCTGCGGTCGGAGGTGTGGTGCACGGCGGGCGATATGTTCGCCGACGGCGACGTGGAACTGAAGAACGTCGAGCCGCAGCTTCGCGGCCAGCTTGCGACGCCGACGTACGAATTCCGAAACGGCCGGATTCTGATTGAGTCCAAGGCGGACATCAAGCAGCGCTTGGGCCGGAGTCCGGACCGGGCGGATGCATATGTGAACGGACTGTATGCACTGCAGTTTGTGGAAGGCGAACTGGTCGGCGGACGGGATGGTTATGAGGCGTTTGAAGATGAGAGTATTTACGGTGGGAGGCATTCAGCTATGGCGATGTAAAGAGATGAAAAAGGGATGAACAAATGTACCAGATCAGATAGGCCAAAAGAACAAAAAGGAAGAGAAGAAAAACGATGCAGCAAATACCCAGCGGACTACCTAAATGACATTGCTTGAAGCCTTGCGGAGGACAATTCTGCAGGGTCGAATCGGTGTGGCCAAGAGAGCGAAGGTACTGGTGAACGGATTCGGGGTAGTCGGACAGGTTCTGAAGCCTGGCAGCTTTAGGAAATGTACGAATGATGGTGAAGGGATTCGATTTTGAGTGACGTTTCAGATACAGGGCTATTGCTTCCTGGTAGGCGGGCAGCCTTTTGCCAGAAAGAAAAAGGTATTTGCCTGCTTCGATCAAGTCGCCCATCTGCAAAAGTACTTGACCGTATTTTTCATAAAAAAGGGGGCGATAGCCGTGGGCAGAATCCACGTTGCCGTGAAGAATCTCTTTGGCTTTCCAGAGAGAGCCGTTGGCTATGGCTTCATCGACTCTTGCAAGTGTGTCGGCTTCGGTCATTCCAGACTCGGGATTGGAACGTACTAAAGCATTCGATTGTAGGTGCTTGAACGGAAGTTTCAAGAAGAAAATGAGTGAAGTTGAACGGCTGAGTCTGGTGCGGGACTACTGGAAGCATGCGGATGCGGGTCTGCGTGATGAGCGGGACCGCATGCAGACGGGGTTCAACTTCTATGTGGGCAACCAGTGGGATGCGGCGGACCTGGAGAAACTGGCCGCGGAGAAGCGGCCGGCCCTGACGATCAACCTGATCCTGCCGATTATCAACCTTCTGGCCGGCATTCAGCGGCAGGGCCGGCAGGATATTACGGTGGCGGCACGACGCGGGGGGCATGCCCGCTTAGCCGAGGTGTTCACGGAGACGCTGAGGCACTGCATGGATGTGACCGACGCCGATTACGAGATCGCCGACTGCTTCCTCGACGGGATCATCGGCAACAAGGGCTGGATCGGCGTGGGCGTCGACTACGCGGATGACCCATTAGGCGGGGACCTGAAGGTGAGCAAGGTGTCGCCGTTCGATATGCGGGAGGACCCGGATGCCAGGGAATACGACCTGAACCGGTCGGGGCGGTTTGTCATTCGCGATATGTGGATGGATAAAGAGGCGGTGAGGCTCAACTGGCCGGGCAAGATTGGGGATATTGACGCGGGCGGGCTGGACGTCGATCCGGCGTCTTCGGACGTGGCGGGCAGTGCCGATGCGGGGGTACTTAGATACCGCGTCCGGGAGTGCTGGTGGAAGGCGTTCGAGAAGCGCGTAGTCCTGATCAATGCGGCGACGGGTGTGATGCGGACGGTGGATGCGTCGCGGGCGGAGCTGGCCGCGGCCATTGCCGCCCAGGGCGGGCGGTGGACGGTGAAGGAGTGGGTAGCGCCTGTTTTGAATAAGACGGTGACGGCGGGCAATGTCGTCCTGGAGGACGTGCGGGACCCGTACAACGGGGTGACCACGTTTCCGTATTACCGGTTCTGCCCGTACTGGGTGGATGGGTACGTGATGGGCGTCGTGCAGAACCTGCAGGGCCCGCAGCAGGAGGTCAACAAGCGCCGGTCGCAGGCGCTGCATAATCTCAACCAGACGGCGAACGCCGGCTTTAAGGTGAAGAAGGTGCTCAACAATTACGACCGGCACTTAGCCAGGCACGGTTCGACGCCGGGGGTGGTATTAGACGAGTCCAAGGCGGGCGGAAAGATCGAACGGATTGAGCCTGCGCCGCTGTCGGAGGGACATATCACGGCGGCGCAGATGAGCGCCGGCGATATGAAGGAGATCTCGGGGGCGAACCCCGACCTCTTAGGGCACATCATGGAGGGGATCGTCGAGTCGGGCAGGGCGATTGAACTGCGGCAGGCGCAGGGCATGAAGGTGGTGGAGGTGGTCTTCGACAACTTCAGCCGGACACAGAAGCTGCTGGCCCTGGGTCTCGTGGATATAATCCGGTTTACGGATGTGTACTCGGACGCCGAGATTCGGGCGATTGCCGCGGAGAACCTGGGGAGTCAGGACATGGCGCTGCTTCGGTCGCGGAAGCTGGGCAAGTACGGGATTAAGATCGCATCGTCGTCGACCTCGCCGACGGCGCGGTACGCCAACTTCATGTCGATCATGGAGATTGCGCGGATGTACCCTGAGCAGATACCGGCGGAGGTCGTGGTGGAGAACAGCGATCTGTTAAACAAGGAGAAGATCCTGCATGACATCGGCGGGCGGAATGCGGCCGGTGATGCAAATGAAACGAAACGCGGGAATACGAGTGCCACAAAGAAGCTGCAAGTCAGCAGAGACTTTGTAAATACCCTGAGACGGCCGCAGGGACGTGTCGGCTGATGACCCTGACTGCAGGGGAAGATTGCAGGTAAAGGGCGACTTTGGCCCGTGAATTCAAAGGAGTGGTAAGCATGGAAAACGAAGGAACAGCAGTAGAAACCGAAACGAACGCCGAAGGCATGCCGCCGAAGGTCTACAGCGAGGAGCAGTTCAACGGGCTCCTGGCCGACAAGCAGGCGGAGGTTCGCAAGCGGCAGGAACTGGAACGGCAGGTGGCCGAGATGCAGACAAAGCAGCGGAAGGACGATACCCCACCTCCGGGGGAGAACGGAGGAAGTCCTGACGATGCAAAGCCGGTGACGATGGCGGAACTGCGGGCGGTGCTCTCCGAGCAACGCAAGGCCGACGCGGATGCCGCGTATGCGTCGCGCGAGGCTTCAAGCCGTGAGGCGGCGGTGAAGGAATACTCCGTCGAGGCGTGCGGCGAGGGGCTGGATTACGAGTCGGTGGTCGCGGCGGGTGAGGCGCATCTGACCGAGGGCGACCGTTTGGCGATCCGGCAGGCGAGTGAGCCCGCGGCGGAGCGGTACCGGCGGTGCGTGATGCTCGCGCCGGAATTGCGAGAGAAGGCCGAGGCGGTTCGGACGGCGAGGCTGCTGGAAAAGATCAAATTAACAGGCCGGGCGCCGGCGACGGGCGGCGGACAGGCTACTGCGACGCCTGAGGACGTGGGTCGGATGAGTGAGGAAGAGTTGGATCGTTTAGCTGAATCGCTTGGATAGCGATTTGTTAGCGGTTAGCCTTATTGGAATCGCTTCGCGATGGCTGAAGAACAGGTTCCTCACTGCGTTCGGAATGACATTTGTGCGTTCGGAATGACATCTGTGCGTTCGGAATGACATTGTCGCGTTCGATATGACGTTTGTGTCGCTGGTGTTCGGCAAAGTGTAATGGAGTAACAGATTATGGCAAATACGGTATTTGTGCGGGGCGGCAGTCATGCCGCGTCCGTGGAAGAGGTCTGGGGCGAGAAGACGTGGCGTCAGGCCGAGAAGGACAGCTATTTCAACGACGGCCGGTTCGTGGGCGATTCGAGCAATGCGCTCATCCAGGTCAATACGGACCTGACGAAGAACAAGGGCGACCGGATCAATACGCCGCTGCGGGCGAGGCTGATCAGCGACGGCAAGGTCGACGATGCGGCCAGCGAAGGGCAGGAGAAGGCGCTCACCTTCTACAACTGCCAGACGACCATCCACAAGCGAAAGGAGTCGGTGCGCTTAGACGGCGAGATGACCGAGCGGCGGACGAAGATCAGGCTGCGCACGGAGGCCAAGGATGCCCTGGGCCTGTGGCTGGCCGAGACGCGGGATACGGACATCCTGAAGGGCCTGTCGGGTCTGGCCAACGCGGTGGGGACGATTGCGGCGGCCGGGCCGACGGCCAACCGGCGGTTCTACGGCGGGCAATTGCTCGACGGGACGGTGGGCGTGACGGTGGTTGCCAACGACGCGGCCATTACCGCGACCGGCGGCGGGCACCTGTTCGGGACGCAGGTGCTGAGTCATCTGAAGCGCATGGCGCAGAAGGATGGCGGCGTCAACTACAGCAAGATCAGGCCCATCGTGATCGGCGGAAAGCAGTGGTTTGTGTACTTCGCCAGTCCGTGGCAGGTCAAGGCGCTCAAGGCCGATGACGCGTGGCTCAACGCCCAGCGGCATGCCAATGTGCGGGGTGAGAGCAATCCGCTGTTTTCCGGCGCATCCGGCGTGTGGGATGGGATCATCGTGCACGAGTACGACAAGATCGAGCTGCGGACCGGCGACGGCGTGGGGACGGCTCCGACTACGTACTTCGAGTCGGGCGATCCGTGCGGAAACGGAATCACCGTTGCGCGGGGGCTCTTCTGCGGTGCGCAGGCGGGTATCCTGGCCTACGGGCGGAAGATTCGCTGGGTCGAGAAGATTTTCGAGTACGACAGTCAGTTCGGCTGCGAGGTGTCGAGCATCTACGGGTTCAACAAGGCGAAGTTCAACAGTGAGGACTTTGCGGTGATTTCGTGTGATACACGGGTGGTGCTGGACTGAGCGGAGCAGTCGAGTAGTCGGGTAGTCAAGTAGCTGAGTAGTCGAGCAGGGCAGGGGGCAGGCCGGCGGGTCTGCCCTCTGAACGTTCCCTAGTCCAGAGGTACGTTGAGAAGGAAATATACCAACAAGACCGTGAAAGAAAGGCTGGCAAGGAAGGCAAGAAGAGTAAGAACGTAGCCCTTGAGTTTCCCGCGGCTGAAGTAGATGCGGACGAAGGACACAATGGAGAGAATGAAGACGACGGGTTGAACGAATATCAGCAGGGAGGCATCACGTAGTCTGAACACTGTAAAACCGAGCAGGGCAGGGAGGCCGGACAAAGCGGCGCACAAAGTGAGGATAGCGAATCGTGAAATCCTTGGGCGAACGGTACTGTGCGTCGAATCATATGCGTTCATGCAGAAGATTATGATGGTGTAAGTTAGGAAAGACAAGGGATTTCTGATGGCGGAAGTGTATCCTAGTGATAATAGTCTGCTGGCGGTGGTGAGCGATGCCGAGACGGGGGTGGAGTATATCCCCACGGGGACGGCGCCGTACTATCTGCACTTTAGGAAGCTCCTGTATCGGCTGCTCTTAGCCTGTCGGCGGGGCAATGACCTGCGGGTGTATGATGAGGGCGGGCTGAGTATCGGGGTCAAGCCGGGAAAATACTGGATCGGGACGGCGCTGGTGTCCTACGGCGGCTCGTCGGGTAATGTCCTGGCCGATGGCAAGGCTGCGATCTATGTGTACCTGGATTCGACGGGCACTCTGGTGACCAACGCATACGCGGGCTGGCCGGATATGGCGGCCGCGAAGCATGTGCGCCTGGCGGTGGTTCAGACGGCCGGCGGGGATATTGTCTCGATTACCGATGCGAGAGACCATCACGCGATCGCCGTGCCTGCGCCTGCGGGGAGCGGAGGCGGTGGGGCAAGTACGACCATGGAGGCGCATACGGCGGACGATATTCTCGCCGAGGCGGAGTCGGGCAGTGTCCATACGAACCGCGGTGCGACGGGCACGGTGACGCTGACGCTGCCGGCGGGAGCGGCGGCGGGTACGCAGTTTACGTTCTGCGTACAGGAGGCGCAGCAGCTGCGGGTGGATCCGGGCGCGGCGGCGATTCGCGACAACAGCGGACAGACGGCGGACAAGTACAAGTGGGCCGATGCGGTGGGCGAGTGCCTGATAGTGGTGGCCGACAGTGCGGGGGACTGGGTGACGATGGCCAAGTACGGCGTGTGGACGCAGGAGGTCTGATGAAACAGCGGAAATTTTACAAAGAGATTGAGGAGGCCGTTGAGGCGCAGAGGCTGGATGCGGCGGCGGTGGATGCGCTGTCGGCGGAGGCGGTGAGGACATTGGCCGGCAAGGCCGCTGAGGGGGCGACGGCAACGCTTGTGGCGAACATGCGGCGGGCCGTGGCGGCCGAGCTGCGGCAGAAGGAGATGGCCGCGGCGGCGGCCTGGGTCGAGACGCAGGTACGGGTGAAGTTTGCGGCTGCCAGGGCGGTTGTCCGAAGTTCGAGGTGCATAGAAGTCCTGCTGGATGGGGTTGCGAAGGAGGTTCAGTGAATGGGCTATTCGGTTTTCTACGGGCACAGATCGGTGTTCTTCGTCGGCGGTAACGGCGATATGAGCGGGCGGACCGCATACGCGGGCGGATGTACGCAGGACTGGTGGGACAGTCAATGTCCAAACGGTACGGATGCCGAGAAGGCGGCGGCGATGGCGAAACTCATGGTCAACGGCGGGCCGGTGGTTGACGAGACGGGCTGTGCGTATGATGCTGCGGCAAGACGAATTACAAAGGCGGGCTGCTTTGGCGGCGTCGAGCCTGGGATGGTGGCCTATGTGGTCGAGACGCCTGTTGCGGGCGTCAACATCGCCACGATGCGATACAGGGTCACAGCGGTGGACACGAGCGGGGACTGGATTGCTATTGGAGATGCGACGGGTGCGAACGCGACGGTTACGGTAAAGGTCGGCGGGGCGTTCGATACGCTGCAGAACGCCGTCGACGAGACGGACGCGAGTTATCGCAGTGTTGCTATCTACACGAATCGCAGTGAGACGCCGGGTGCGCCCGTGTATATCGACGCCGGCGGCAGCGTGGCGTACAACACGTTCAAGCGGATAGTCGGGTTTGGGACGGTGCCGGGCGATATGGGAGAGGGCGGGGGGCTGTATCAGTCGGCGCTGGCGAGCCTGCGGGATGGTCTCGATACGGCAAGGTGCGTGGCGCTGGATGCGGGCGGGGGAACGCATTCGGTTGTCTACATCTCGTCGGCGGAGAACCTTGTCTTGGAAAACCTGTACATGAGGAACAACAGCCTGGCCGATGCGATCTATTTTGCGGGGATACCGCGGAACATCATTCTGCGAAACTGCCGGTTCGGGGCCGTGGCGGCGGTGATCAATTCGGAAGCCGACCATGTGCTGCTTGACGGGTGCTGTTCGGATGACAGTGTCGCCGGACATCACCTGGTGTTGAGGGGGCACAATAATGTGCTGATAGGGTGTGCTGCGAGGTTGGCGACGGGGACGAACCTGGCCAATTACGTTGCGCGGTCTGGTGCGGTGATCGGATGTGTTATGGTTGGCGGGCAGTTTGGTGTGCGGGCAGTCAATGCGGGCACCGGTGTGCTGGTGATGGGCAATACGTTTTACGAAACTGGCGCTGACGGCGTTCTGAGCGACAATGCAGACGCCATGACGGTGATCAATAATGTGTTCTGTGTTGCCCCCGGGGCGGTGGGGATATACATCCGGCTGGGCGGATCGATCCTTTACAGCGATTACAACGCGTTCATTGCCTCGGATGGGACGGCGATTACGCCGGCGGCAAGCGGGTACGGATCGGGCGAATCGCCAGTGGAGGGGCGTCATTCGCTGATGATCGATCCGGGTTTTGTGGATGCCGCGAATTCTGACTTTCGGCCGCGGAACGCAGCGGTGCTGCGGGGAGGCAGGGCGGATGCAGATGGCAGGGCGACGGTGATGGGTGCAATCGGGCAGGAGTATGTGTTTGCACAGAGGGCGCGGATGGTGAATGCAGGGAGGGCGGGGATTCTTAAGTAGTCAAGTAGTCGAGTTGTGAAGTAGTCGAGTAGTCATGTAGTGAAGTAGGAATTCACAGGGATGCACAGGATGGGCAGGATGTTCATGGGAAGTGGAGTAGACGGGTAGTTGAGTAGACGAGTAGATGAGTAGAGGTGTGAAATGGCGAACAGTGCGTTGGTGGTGCCGTTTTATGTGGCGAGGGATGGCGAGCCGCTGGTGGGTGCGGCCGCCGAAATGGCGTTTGAGAATCTGATGACGTTGGCAGGGGTGGATAAATCTGCGTCAGCGCCTTCAATCAGTGAGATTGGAGGCGGGTGGTACAAGTTCAGTGTGACGTACGGGACGGCGCCTTTCGATGCGGGCGATCTGGTGGGCGTGATCGATGCGGATGCCAGTGGAACAAATGGGCTTGGCAATGCGGAACGGTATATGCCCGTGGAGGTGCGCTTAGACTTCTATGCGTTCAGGCGGCTGACGGAAAAGACCGTGGAGATCGACGGGATGGGGTGCCTGGAGAGCGATACGGCCAACAACGTCAAGGCACAGGCGGCGAAGCTGGCGGCGGACGGGTTGGATGCACTGGCGATTATGGAGCCGTCGGGGAGTCCGGACTCGTGGACGGTTGCGCAGAAGCTCGTGTGGCTGGTGATGCGGTTTCTGAATGAGACCTCGTCGGATAATTACGACGGGATCACCGTGCGGAAGTCCGATGGGACGGTGGCGACGAAGCAGTTGGTGACGGAAGTGAACGGGATTAAGACGGTGGCGAGGGCACAGTGAGCTATCCGCTGTTGGCAGTGATTTGGGAGATTGACCTTTTGGCCCCGCCGTTTGAAGTGGGTGCGGCGGCCGCGGAAGAGACGGTCGAGGGCGGCAAGGTGTTTGCGTGCGATGACCCGCTGCGGATCGAGCGCGGGCTGGCGCTTAATCGGTATACGGGCGAGAAGGTGTATTTGGCGGCTGCGGTGGGGTGGGGTGACGGATCGTTTGCGGAAGGAATTTTTGGTTGGAGCTGATCCATGACAGGTGCAGAGGTATTGAGCGTGGTGATGGCCCGGATCGGGACGGGCAGCGGGGTTACGAGTATACACAGGGAACTCAAGGGTGTGCTGTACGATCTTTCGGGCCGGGCGGACTTCCTGACGGACGAGGCGGCGATAACGACCGCGGCGGGGCAGGCGGACTACGATGAGCCGGCGGGGCTCAAGCGGGTGTACGAGTGCCATGTCGAGGACGGCGGGCCGCTGGAGGCGAGGACGTACAGGGATTATCTGCGGCATGCGGCGGACCCGACGCGCGGGGCGGGCGAGCCGGGGATGTACGCGCGGCGGCATGGGAAGCTGTGGCTCTGGCCGGTGCCGGACGGGGAGTATGCGGTGAGGGTGGATTATGCGCGGTATCATCCGGAGGTGTTCGAGGAGATCGCGTTCGGGCCGGAGTTCAGTGAGGCGATCTTCGAGGGGGTGATCGCGGCGCTGTACCAGGGGCAGCTTCTGGAGAAGCTCAGGCTCGGCGAGAAGCGGATTACGTCGCCGGCCGGGGCGGGGGACACGGATGTGCTGGTGTACAGGTTCGACGGGGAGTTCCCGGAGGCGCGGCGGCATGCGGAGGCGTACGAGGCGGAGATTGCCAAGCTGATTGCGAATATGGAGGTGGATGCGGAGTGGGTGAAGGTGGAGTACCGGGATGTGTAGCTGTTAGCAGTGAGCTGTTAGCGGTTGGCGGTTAGACGGGATGGGCTCTGAACCATGAAGAACATGAAGGGCGTGAAGGGCAACCACGGATTAGACTGATTACACGGATTTTTCACCACGAAGGACGAAGAGCACGAAGGGCATGCAAGAAAGTAGACGAGTAGCTGAGTAGACGATTAGACGAGCAGGGAAAGGGCAGGGAGGGACCTATGGCGAAGGATCTGGCGGAGAAGTGGCGGTTGGGGCTGACGGCACTAGGGGCGGCGGTGGTGCTGGTCGGCTGGGGTGTGTCGTGGGCGAATCAGAACGCCAGGATCGCGGCCAACAAGGCGAACATAGATGCGATGGCAAGGCAGATGGAGACTGTGGTCGGACAGGCCGCCGAGGCGGACAAGGCAATCGTGCGGATTGAGACGAAGCTCGAGTACATCATCAAGGGGATTGACGAGATCAAGGCGGAGATTAAGGTGGGGAAGTAGCGGAGGAGCGGAGTAGATGAGTAGTCGAGTAGACGAATAGGAATTTACAGGGATTCACAGGATGGGGAGGATGGGGGGAGAAAATGAGTAGGCGACGAGTAGATGGGTAAGCAAGTGGGGTGGCAGGGCGGCCGACAGTAGGGTTGAGGGGCTCGGCGTTGCAAAGTGGGGGGCGCTGTAAGATAATAGATGTAGGCATCAAGTGAAAATGAACGTTGTATAAAGAATGCGGGGTAGAAATGGCGCGGAAGCACAATTTTAGTGAGGCGGATACTATAAAGGCTCTCCTGTGGTGTGGCCGACATTGTTGTCTGTGTGGAAAGCTGGTTGGCGTGGGTATTGAAATGGCACACATCGACAAGAATTCATCCGACATTGATGAGGCTATTCCACTCTGTTTTGACTGCCACGCTGCTGTCGGGCATTACAATTGGGAGCACCCACGTGGACGAAAGTTCAGTTCGGCGGAGTTGAAAGCGCGCCGGGAGCAAGTGTACGAGACGCATACGAGGCACCTTGTACCGCCAGTGGAATATGGGCTCACACAGAGAGGCCGGATACTGCCGGATGTAGGTTTCAGCATTGCCAATCAGGGAAACAGTTATCCAATAAGGGCGCAGATTAGAGTGAATCTGGCGCAAGGAGATAGGATTATGGGCGCGCCAGCGGGGGAGCATTACAACGGGGCCCACTTGTGGAATCTGAACCCCGGCAGAGGCACCGAGGGACATTTCGCCATCACGGGTGCAGACTTGGGACAAGGTGCTGAGCCTTTGCGGGCGAGAGTTGATGTCACGCTTATTGACATATATGAACGGCGGCACGCTTTATTGGGTGTTGGATTTGTGAAGAACGTAGGTGTGGCTGAGTGGTATTTCGAACCGTCGCTGGAGACTCTGGCAATTCCTGCGCTGGGTGGGGAGTAGGTCGAGGGCGGGGTGGGCAGGCACCCCTGGACCTCGGTTGTTTCTTTGCCATGCCTTGTCTTGTCTTGCCGCGATACCACAGCACCGCCAAGCGGCGGCGACCTCGTTACACGCCTGCCCGTGGCCTTGCCGGAGAGGATGTGGTTATCCCCGCCAATGGGGTGTTTCCGGCTGCTACAAAGGGTGCTTCAACGGCGTCACCTCCTTTCAGGGCGGGCGGGGTGGGATGCGATCATTTTCTTTT